TGGTTGTCACGTTGGACACACTTCCAGGATACTAAGTTATCTATTTAACAAAGTATACGCGATGAATGTAAATGGTCCACTATTTGGTGATAGAACACTTTGGGAAATAAATAACCTTATATCTGAGAATGATATATACAAACATTATTCAGCAAATGTCAAAACAACATTTGGTAAAAAATTTGACAATATCGATTACTTAGAAATGGATTCATATAATCCAAGAGGTTGGCCTAACGAATTACTATCAGATGTTTCAGTAGTGTTTGTTGACGCGATTCATCAATATGAAGCGGTTCTCTATGACATACGAAATGGGATTACATTAGGTGCGGAGTATTTAGTTTTTGATGACTATGGACTACCTTGGTATCAAATGGATGTGAAAGCGGCAGTTGATAGTAAAGTAAAAGACGGGACACTTGAGGTTGTAAAACAGATAGGAAGAGAACCAGGGACTGAAGTCGCTTTTAATTTACAAACAGGTCCGGTATTATCAATTGATTGGGAAGGTTTAATATGCAAGGTAAAATAATATTCTTTTCAGAGAGTGAAACTTTTGGAAAAGCTCCAAGAGATTTTGAAGACGCGAGAACTGAATTTGGTTGGTCAATAATGTTGGACGCTGAGTGGTGTCCTATCGGTGTTAAACCAGATAAGAGATATGATTTAGGTATTGTTATTATACCAAAGAATAATCCAAATGTTAACATTGAATCATTTAGACAAGTTTGTGATAAGGTAGCAGTAATGCAAGAAGGACCACATTGGTATTTTCAAGATTACCCAGTTGATAAGCAAATACATTATATCAACACATTAAGAAATGCAGATTGGGTATATTGTCATAATGAATCTGATGTTGATTATTATTTAGGATTAGATTGTAAAGATGTAAGAGTTATGAGGTCAATGATGATTCCAGAAAGATTGGATTCGGTTGGTTATTCAAAGGAAAAGAGTGGAACATTACTGGGTGGTAATTTTGTGAGTTGGTATGGTGGTATGGATAGTTATTTAGTAGCGTCCGATGTTCCAGAAAAGAAATATGGTGTATCAATGGGTAGAAAACAAGAACAAGAAGATTCAATTGACGATATAGAATACCTACCTTATATGACTTGGAGAGAGTGGATAAAAAAGATTGGTCAGTATAAATTTGGTGTTCACTTAATGAGAACACACGCCGCGGGAACATTTAGTATGAATTTATCATTTCACGGAACACCGGTTGTTGGATACTACGGATTAGATACACAAGAATTATTACATCCGAACACCACTGTGGCAGTCGGAGATTTAAGAACAGCGAAATTTCTTATGAAAAAACTATACGAGGATGAGAGTTTTTACAAAGAGTGTTCAGAAGAAACACTTCATTTATTTCAAAAACATTATAGTGAAGAAGCGTGGATGAAAGATTGGAAGATTAGAAATGGATAAAACGATATCATTTATACAACCATCAAGAAACAATTTAAAATACTTGAAATGGAGTTACGAAGCAATCAGAAAGAATCTTGGATACAGACACGAGATTTGTATGGCAGATGATTTCTCAAATGATGGAACTTGGGAATGGTTACAGGATATAGCCAAGAAAGACCAAAATGTCAAGATACATAGAAATGAGGGTCCAACAAGATTAGGACACACTATATTATATGATACATTAATTAATGATTATGCAACCAATGACATTGTGATGATATATCACGCTGATATGTATGCACTACCAGGTCTTGATGAAGAAATATTAAAACACATAAAGCCAGGTGTGGTTGTGAGTGGAACAAGAATAGAACCACCACTACATCCGGATGGTGTAGAAAAATTATTAATTGACTTCGGTATAGAACCAGAAGAATTTAAAGAGGACGAGTTATTGTCTTGGCATAACGCCTCTTCCAAATTAAATCATCCGAAACTAGAAAAAGAAACCACAGAGGGAATATTTGCACCTTGGGCAATATACAAAAAAGACTTCCAATCTATTGGTGGACACGACCCATTGTATGCACCACAATCAAAAGAGGATAGTGATATCTTTAACAGATTTATATTAAATGGATACAAGACAATACAGACTTGGAGAGGTTTTGTATATCATATGACTTGTAGAGGTTCAAGATTTGCTGAGGGAGCAAAACGAAATCCCGAAGGTGAAGTCGCTATGGTAGGTAGAGAAACGGATGAGTGGTTGACACAAAATGAAAGGTCAACAAGAAACTTTGCAAGAAAGTGGAGTTCATATTGTTTACACGATGATTACTTAAAACCATACATACAACCAAAGTATGATATAGGATATGTTGTTAAGAATTGTGATATGAATTCTTTGGTGGGATTGGAACCTTGGTCAGATAGTATGTATATTGGTGATGAAGAATTAGTCAAACAATATATTAAAATAGAACAAACACAAACAGAATTTGATTTAAAAGAAAGGTTATTGAAATCCGACATAGACAATAACATAGTCGTAAGCTTTGATGTAAGTAGACTTAGACAAGAGGATTACGAAATGTTGATTATGTTACCAGAGATAATCAAAGATAGTGGAAAGATTGGAGAATTCACATTAGGAATATTTGACATTGAAATCAAATCATTAGAAACATACGAGAAGGAGTTAATTAAGTGCAATTTAAATTAATACATAAAAGAAGTAACGAAGTGGTAGATAAACTTGGAACAAGAACATTGGATTATGCAAAAGAATACTTCCAACAAAAGAAAAGGTTACCACTCGAAACCTTTAATAAAATATATGAGGTCAAGGAAGATGACGGAAATAGACCTACACGGATTTAAACACGAAGAAGTAGAAGATAAGTTACCGAACTTGTTAATCGTTCATTACAATATGAATAATTTTCCGATTAGGATTATAACAGGTAAAAGTGAAAAGATGAAAAAAATAGTTCGTGAGACTTGTGAAACACAAGGATTCACGATAGATGACTTCTGGAATGACAATCCAGGAGCAATAATATTAAGGAGTTAAAATGGAAACATTACAAATTTTAGGTTGGATATACTTAGGAGTAGGATTAGGTAGTATAGGTGGAGTGATAGGATTAGGATTACTTCAGGCAGGTAAAGTTACATCATTAGAAAGAGAAATCAATGATTTAGAGTTCAAGAATAGAATTTTAAGAGGTGAGAACGAAAGACTATCCAAAAGAGGTAAACCACAACCAAGAAAAAGAAGAAATTGGAAGAAAAAACCAGTCAAAAAATAGATATATTTTCTAATTAGTGATATTTATTAGTGTATGAATAAACAAGACAAACAAGACTTACAACTCATAGACTATCGTTTGGACGAACAAGACAAACGAGTTAGTGAGTTACATACAGAATTCAACACGAAACTTGGTGATATTCACGAAGATATCAAGTTTATCAAAGAAAACCTATTTAATCCCGAAACAGGATTATGGGCCGAAACAAAACTCAATTCCCAACATAGACAAAACACATCAAAATGGAGAACCATTGTGGGTGGTGGTGTCATCGCTCTGATGATTGATATGTTTTGGGATATGTTCACAAAATAAAAAAAATATAAAAAAAGCTTGACTTTTACAAATAGTATACATATATTAAGGTGTAAGTTATTTGACAATTAGGTAGTAAATTCATCACGGAAATCTTATCGTGTCCAGTAAGGGCGATGTTAACGGCGGTAAGACAGGTGGTTAGGTAAACAAACAAACAGAATCACTTTGGAAACATTGTGTGGTTTGTTCCGATACGCTGGAAGGATAGACATCAAATCAGATACTTGTTTTAGAAATATTACTTGGGGTTTGTTGCCGACTGGGTGTTAAGGGGTGATGATAAAAACTACCTTTTGTTAAACTTCTAAGAAAATTAAAAAAAAATAAAAAAAAATCTCATTTTGAGGTTTTTGTTTAATATATATAAATATACTAAGTAGTTTTAGTATTAGTTTTTTGACAATTTGGAATTTGGAAAAGTAGAAAGATTAATTACCTTTCTATGGGATTGGCAGAATAATGGGTAAACATTAGAAGCCCATATAGCAATCTAAGACAAAGTTGTGGTAACTTGATAGTTGGAAAATATTTTAATTATCTATATCGACAGATATTGTCTAATGTATTTCCGTAAAACAGACAAGATGATTCTTGTGACTCTATTGTAGGTAAGGGTAAAACTGAAATCCTACTGAATGGCTGAACAATCTAAATTTGGAGAGATAAAGCATTTATATAGAAATTGTATTCACATCAATGAGGGATAACCACCTTGAGATGAACTATCGTAACTGATAGATATAAAGTTTAGAGTATGAAAAAATCCAAGACGGAAATTGTGAGTAATCATTAATCTCGCATCCCCTATAAAATTCCAAACATTTAAAGCCCCAACGATTTTTAGTTTCCACCTTTTATACAAACTTTAAAAACAATGGGGCTTTTTTTTTAAAAAGATAAAATAAATTACATTTTTCTTAATTAGGTTTATATTTATATATGTATTAATAAAGGTTTCACTCACGAAAGTGAAAATTAACAAATGACAAATAAAAAATAGGAGATTACAAATGGACTTAAATGCAATTCGCAAACGTCTCGGTCAATTACAGACCACAAACAATCGCACATCAAGCTTATGGAAACCACAACCAGGTAAAACCCAAATTCGTGTAGTGCCTTATGAATTCTGCAAGGATAATCCTTTCATTGAATTATTCTTTCACTACAATCTGAACAATCGTTCTTATTTATCACCAATCAGTTTTGGTCGTCCAGACCCAATTGAAGAGTTCGCACAGAAACTCAAAGCAAGTGGTAATAAAGAAGATTATCAATTGTCTAAGAAATTGGAAGCAAAGATGAGAACCTTTGCACCAGTTATCGTTAGAGGTGAAGAATCACAAGGTGTTAAATTTTGGGGATTCGGTAAAACGGTTTACCAAGAACTACTATCAATCATAGCTGACCCAGATTATGGTGACATAACAGACGCAGTTAATGGTCGTGATGTAGTGGTTGAGTTCATCTCGGCAGAAGAAAGTGGAGCAAGTTTCCCTAAAACAAACATTAGAGTGAAACCTAATCAAACACCAATCTCTGACGAACCAGCAGTGCTTGAAAAAGTCAAGACATCACAAAAAGACATTACTGAAATTTATCAAGAGCAGTCTTATGACGACTTAACCAATGTTCTAAACGAATGGTTAAATCCAAATGAAGACTCAACAGAAGAAGTGAAACAAGAAAGTGTTTCAACTTCTGACTTAGGAACTTCTAAAGTGAAAGACACTTCAGAAGCTTTTGATGAATTATTCAATTCGTAAATAATAACACAATATGGGGGTTGAACAATCAATCCCCATTTAAAACGGAGTAAAAGAATGTCAGTAACTGATGTATTGGCTAAAACATTAGCCGACTCTTTGAATAAAAAATTCAAAGACACAAACAAAGTGGCATACTTCTTAGACGGAAGTGATACCACACCAACAGATATTAGGGAATTTATCTCAACGGGTAGTTCCACATTAGATTTGGCTATATCAAATAGACCAGATGGAGGTATCGCAGTTGGTAGAATTACAGAAATCAATGGATTAGAATCAAGTGGTAAATCTCTACTTGGTGCACACATCTTAGCAGAAACTCAAAAGAAAGACGGAGTAGCAGTTTATATAGATACTGAAACATCAGTCAGTCAAGAGTTTATGGAAGTCATTGGTTTAGATTTAAATAAGATGTTATATTTACATTTAGAAACCGTAGAAGAAATCTTTGAGGCAATCGAAGAAATCGTAACACAAGTCAGGTCATCTGATAAAGATAGATGTGTAACGATATTGGTTGACTCATTGGCAGCCGCATCAACGAAAGTTGAAATGGAAGCCGACTACGACAAAGATGGTTGGGCAACTTCAAAGGCAATCATTATATCAAAAGCTATGAGAAAAATCACTCAAATGATTGGAAAACATAATGTAGCTTTGGTATTCACTAATCAATTAAGACAAAAACTCGGAGTAATGTTCGGAGACCCTTGGACAACAAGTGGTGGAAAAGCATTACCATTCCACGCATCAACACGAATCAGACTAAAGAATATGGGTCAAATCAAAGACACTAAAAAGAATGTCCTTGGTATGAAGTGTAGAGCACAGATTGTCAAGAATAGATTAGGACCACCTTTGAGACACGCAGACTATGATATGTATTTCGATAGAGGTATTGACAACTATGGTGGTTGGTTAACCGCAATGAAAGAGCATAAACTCGTTAAGTCGGGTGGTGCTTGGTATACATTAGTGGACCAAAACGGAGATGAACATAAGTTTATGTCAAAAGATTGGGAAGAATTAATTACCAAAAATGACGAACTAAGAGAATATGTTTATCAACTCATTTGTGATAAGGTTATATTAAAATACAAAGAAAAACTTGGTATTGATGATGTAGAGTTTACAGATGAGGTCCTTGGTGATTAACAAAAGACACCTATCGATTCTGAATCAAATAAAAGAATCTGGCGGCGAAATAGATAATGGAAAACCTAATGACTCGGTTATGTTGATTGACGGCATGAATTTATTCATACGAGTATTTTCAGCCATACCAACTACTAATGAGGACGGAGTTCACGTTGGTGGAATAGTTGGTTTTTTAAGGTCATTAGCTTTCAATATTAATATGATTAGACCTACCCGAATTATCGTTGTGTTTGACGGTAAAGGTGGGTCTAACCGCCGTAGAAAGATTTTCCCAGAATACAAAATGGGAAGAAAGATGTCGTATCGTTTAAATCGAGCACACACTACTTTAACTCGTAATGAAGAACAACAAATGATGATACGACAACTCAATCGTGTTGTAGAGTATTTGGAGTGTTTACCGATATCAATTATGAATATGGAAAATTGTGAGGCAGATGATGTAATCGGATACCTTTCTAAACACATATACAAAAATAACAAAACCACAATCGTCTCAACAGACAAAGACTTTTTACAATTGGTCGATAAGACCACAAGAGTGTATTCACCTACTAAGAAAAAGATGTATGATGAGGACAAAGTATTTGAAGAATACGGAATACACCCAAGTAACTTTTTATTATTCAGAATGTTTGACGGAGATAAGTCAGATGGAATACCAGGCGTAAATGGTATTGGAATGAAAACTTTAATCAAGTTATTTCCATTTATGGGAACAGAAGACAAGTATACATTGGAAGACATTTACAGAAGTGCAGAAACACAGAAAGTTCCATTGTGTGAAAAGATATTACAATCAAAAGATTTATTAGATATGAACAAACGACTTATGGATTTAGAAGACGGAATTATAACTGGACACACAAAATTAAAAGTAAAGGAAATAGTTGAACGACCAATCCAACGAGTAATCAAACATAGATTTCAAAAGATGTTTTTAGAAGATAAGTTGTATCAGGCATTACCTAATCTGAATAGTTGGTTAGCAACTACATTCAATAAATTAAATTTTATGGCAGAGGAGACTCATAGGTGATAGAATTAAACAAAACATATAATAAAAATTGTTTAGATACAATGAAAGAAATGCCAGATGATTTCGTGGATATGACATTGACTTCACCACCTTATGATAATCTTAGAGATTATAAAGGATATAGTTTTGACTTCGAACCAATCGCAGATGAACTATATCGTATAACAAAACCAGGTGGAGTTGTAGTTTGGGTGATTGGAGATGCAACAATCAAAGGAAGTGAAACAGGAACATCATTCAAACAAGCACTATTTTTCAAAGAAGTGGGATTTAATTTATTTGACACAATGATATATGCAAAGAAACCTCGAGGAGCAGTAGGCAACAATAAAACTTATTGGCAAACTTTTGAATATATGTTTGTATTTAGTAAGGGAACACCAAATACAATAAATTTAATTAAAGATAGAAAGAATAAGGAAAGCAGAAAGGGAGACCGAGGGACAAAAAGACTGACAGATGGAAGTTTAAAAAAAATTGAAAGGGCAGGTTATGAAGAGTATGGAAGAAGAACAAATATATGGGAATATGATGTAGGCAAGGGACACTCTTCCTCGGATGACGTTGCCTTTGAGCATCCCGCAATATTTCCAGAAAAATTAGCAAAAGACCACATAGTGAGTTGGACTAATGAAGGTGATTTAGTATATGATTGTTTTATGGGAAGTGGAACAACAGCAAAAATGTGTATGGAAAATAATAGAAATTATATCGGTAGTGAAATCTCAAAAGAGTATTGTGAGATTATACAGAAAAGATTAGAACCATTAAAAGTTTGGGATAAGTTCGGTGGGTAGAAAGCGTAAATATCATACTGAAAAAGAAAGACGAGAAGCTCAAAGAAAGTGGCAAATGGACCATTACTTACGCAATAAAGAAAAAATTAAACAGAAAGCAAGAGAAAAGTACAGAGAGAAAAAAAGAAATGAGTTATATGAAAAAAAAGCTAATGCTTTGTACGGAGAAATTGATATTTAATATTATAAGGTTATGAGCAAAAACGAATCACTAATACAATACGGAACATCTTTCCAATCAAAAATCATCACATCATTGTTGTTGAACAATAAGTTCATCAAAACCGTGTATGATATATTGGAAACAAGTTATTTTGACGCAGACTCAAACAAATATTTGATTAAAGAAATTAAAAAGTATTTCGACCACTACAAAATCCCACCAACAATGGAAGCTATGAAAGTATTGATTGATGATGTGGATAACGATACATTAAAAACATCAGTAGTGGATAGTTTGAGAAATGCTTGGAACTTTAGAGAATCACCAGACTTGGAATTCGTTCAAGAAAAAACATTAGAGTTTTGTAGGAATCAAGTTATCAAAGCAGCAATTATGGATTCAGTAGAGTTATTGGATACTCAACAATACGATAAGATAAAAGGTGTGATTGATACTGCTATGAGAGCAGGAGTTGAAAGAGATATCGGACACGAATACAATACTGGTTTTGAAGAACGAATGACACAACAATCAAGAAAGTGTGTTCCAACGAAGTGGGATAGTGTTAATGAATTAATGGACGGAGGTTTAGCAGGTGGGGAACTTGGAGTGATAGTTGCACCAGCAGGTATTGGTAAATCTTGGACACTACAAGCAATCGGAGCAGACGCAGTTCGTCAAGGTAAAACCGTAATACATTATACATTAGAGTTAAATGCACAATATGTTGGATTGAGATATGATACCATTGTATCAGGACAACCAACAGCAAATTTACAATACCACAAAGAAGAGGTATTAAAAAAGATTAATCAATTAAAGGGTGAGTTAGTAATTAAATATTACCCAACAAGAAGTGCAAGTGTCAACACAGTATCTGCACACTTACAACAATGTGAATTACAAGGTATAAAACCAGATATAGTATTGGTTGACTATGCAGATATTATGAAGTCAACACAACATTTTACAGAAAAAAGACACGCAATAGGATTAATATACGAAGAATTAAGAGGTATAGCTGGTGAGTTTGATATACCGATATGGACGGCATCACAGGCAAATCGTTCATCTTTGGAAGAAGATGTGATTGGAGCAGATAAAGTATCGGAAGATTACAGCAAGGTAATGACGGCAGATTTTGTTATGTCTATGAGTAGAAAAGTTGAAGACAAGATAGCAAACACAGGTAGATTCCACGTGATTAAAAATAGATTTGGACCAGACGGAATAACCTTTCCAGCAACCATCAATACCAACACAGGATTCATACAAATCTATGAAACCAGTACACAAGAAGGTAGACAGACCCAAGGAAAAATGGATAATGCAGAGGAGTATATGAGAAAAACATTAGCTCAAAAGAAGAAAGATTTTGATAATTTTGAAACTGATGGATTTGAATAAAACTTCTAAGATTAATTTAATAGAACTTCAAAGAATTTAAAATAATCTCGTTTTTAATCTATATATATCCTACTTATATTAGGAAGAAAAAAAGAGAAAAATGAAGGACAAATAAAATGTTTAAGTTATCAGAAAACTTTATCAGTAAGTACAAAAGAAAGAAAGCACCATTCGGTTTCAACGGATTAGGTGAATTAGTTTATATGCGTACCTATTCAAGAATTAAACCAGACGGAAAAAATGAAAGATGGTGGGAAACCGTCCAAAGGGTTGTAGAGGGAACATATTCAATGCAAATGAATCACATTGAATCTCATCAATTAGGTTGGAATCCCTGGCAAGCACAGAAATCCGCACAAGAAATGTATGATAGAATTTTCAATATGAAGTTCTTACCACCAGGTCGTGGTTTATGGGCTATGGGAACAGCAATCACAGAAGAAAAAGGATTGTATGCAGCTCTAAACAATTGTGCATTCGTATCAACAAAAACAATTAAAGACGACTATTCAAAACCATTTTGTTTCTTAATGGACGCCTCAATGTTAGGTGTTGGAGTAGGATTCGATACTAAAGGAGCGGGGGAAATTATCGTTAAAGGTGTTGATATCAAAAGAGATGAACAAAATTTCCAAATACCAGATACTCGTGAGGGTTGGGTTGAATCATTACAACACTTATTAGAAAGTTACTTTCACGGACAAGGAGAAGTTGTATTTGATTATAGTTTAATTAGATTAGCAGGTGAACCAATCAAGGGATTTGGTGGAGTATCATCAGGACCAGAACCATTAGAAGAAGTCCACGAAGAAATTAGACAAGTATTAGAGGGAAATTCAGGACAACCAATCACAATAACAACCATCGTAGATATTATGAATTTAATCGGTAAGTGTGTTGTGGCAGGTAATGTAAGAAGAACTGCTGAGATTGTATTTGGTGACGCTGATTCAGAAGAATACTTAGACTTAAAGAATTATAAAGTAAATCCACATAGAGACCAATATGGTTGGACATCAAACAACTCAATATTTGCAGAACTCGGTATGGATTATACAGAAGTTTCAAAACGAATCGTAGATAATGGAGAACCAGGATTAGCTTGGTTAGACAATATGAGACATTATTCTCGTATGAAAAACGGAGGAGATAATAAAGACCACAGAGTAATGGGTGGTAATCCTTGTTTGGAACAATCATTAGAATCATATGAATTGTGTTGTTTAGTAGAAACATTTCCAGACAATCACGACGATTTAGAAGACTACAAAAGAACACTCAAGTATGCATATCTATATGCAAAAACCGTAACACTCGGTAGAACACATTGGTCAGACACCAATAGAGTTATGTTGAGAAACAGAAGAATCGGTTGTTCAGTTAGTGGTGTCGCACAATTCATAACTAATCGTGGACTAAATGAATTTAGAGATTGGTTAGAGGGTGGATACGATACCATTCAAGAGTGGGATAAGATGTATAGTGATTGGTTCGCAATACCAAGAAGTATCAAGACTACATCAGTTAAACCAAGTGGAACGGTTTCTTTATTAGCCGGAGCAACACCAGGTTTACATTATCCAGAATCGAGATTTTACACAAGACGAATTAGATTATCAATTAATTCGGAATTAGTAGAACCCCTAAAAAAAGCAGGTTATAAAATTGAACCAGCGTTTGGGTCAGAAGACTCAACATTAGTCGCTGAAGTGCCAGTAGATGTCGGTGAAGGAATAAGAACTGCAGCAGAATTATCCATTTGGGAACAATTCAGTTTAGCAGCATTCCTACAAAGACATTGGGCAGACAATCAGGTTAGTTGTACTGTGACATTCGACCCTGAAACAGAAGGAAAAGAAATTCCATTTGTATTAAATTACTTCCAATACCACTTAAAAGGAATAAGTTTATTACCAAGACACGATTACGGAGCATACCCACAAATGCCTTACGAAGCTATTGAAGAAAAGGAATACAATAAACAAGTTAAAAAATTAGGTAAATTATCATTCGGTGTTATCAAGAATGAAGAAGCAGAAGTTGATAAGTTCTGCAACAACGATAGTTGTGAAATACCTGGAGAAGAATTAACAAGTGAGAATTAAATTTTCTTAACTGGCAGACGACACACCAGTATAAAAATGTGTCATCACAGAAACAAACAAGGAGAAACGATTATGAATATTCGTAATCTTATAGTATTGTTTATGGTAACCACAGGATTGTTCGCACAATCAATAATGGGAACCGTTTACGATTCTAACTCAAGA